TAACGGATTACAGACTCTTTTTTCTAACACCACAGGTTATGAAAATTCAGCTGTTGGATCCCAATCAATGTGGACCAACACTGAAGGTTTTAAGAATGCAGCGATTGGACGAAGATCTCTCTATTCTAATACAACTGGTGATTACAACACAGCTGTTGGTTACTACTCAATGTATAACAATACAACAGCGAATGAAAACATTGGGGTTGGCTCTCAAGCTTTGTTCTCTAACACAACTGGTAGTCTTAATAATGCTATTGGTGTAAATGCCCTGTATAGCAACACAACCGGAACTCAAAACACAGCAACCGGAATAGGCGCTCTATACGACAACACAACCGGAACAAAAAATACTGCAACTGGCACTTATGCGCTGACAAACAACACCGCTTCCTACAACTCAGCGTTTGGTAATTACTGTTTACACGATAATACGTCCGGTATCTACAACACAGCAGTTGGTCAAAATGCGCTGAACGCAAACACTACTGGCTCAAAGTTGACAGCAGTCGGCAATGATTCACTTCTATCAAACACCACTGGAGCACAAAACGTAGCCCTGGGATACCAATCCCTTTATGCAAACACCACTGGTCATTATAATACCGCTACTGGTTATCAAACTCTCAAAGCAAATACCACTGGTGATCACAACACAGCTGGTGGTTATGAGACAATGTTCTCACATACTACTGGTGATTACTGCACAGCTTACGGAATACAAGCCCTTCGAACTAACACCACTGCAGATGCTAATACAGCCTTTGGATCAGCGGCTCTCTACAGCACCACCACTGGCGGTCACAACACGGCTTTAGGATACCACGCTGGTTATTCTACTACTACTGGATACAATAATGTTTTCGTAGGACAAGGCTGTACTGGCGTAACTACTGGACAGGCAAATACATACATTGGTGCCAATCTGAGTGGTGGAGATGCAAATAATTTTGTAAAACTTTATCAAGGCAGTATTATTGCATCTTATGGTCCTTCTAGTAGTAGTTGGTCATTCAGTTCTGATGGTAGAGATAAAACAGATATAGTTGACCTTCCGTTAGGTTTAGACTTTATTAAAAAAATAACACCACGTAAATTTCGTTGGGATTTCAGAGATAAGTCTAGATTTCCTGTTGACTCAAAAGATAATCCAGACATATTAATTACATCTGGTTTTATTGCTCAAGAGTTGCAACAAGTATTGAATGATGAAAATGTTTCATATTCTGGTATAGTTGATGCATCTGATCCAGATAATCTTACTGTCTCAAAAGACGCCATTGTTCCAACGCTTGTTAATGCCGTAAAAGAATTGACCGTTATGGTCGAAAAACTACAAACTGAAATTGAGACACTTAAATCAAATGGATGAAACACTTACTGCCGCTCAAATCGCTAAACACTATTCTGCTGCTGGCGATAGCGTAACTGTCATTAATGAACTTGTCGCTCTTGAAACTCTTACTGATGAACAAAAAGACATTGCTAAGCGCAACGTCGAACATCTTGAACTGATGGTAGCCAAGGATTACTGGACAACAGAAGACCTGGCACCGCTTAATGCTGCTGTGACAGCTGGTAAAAAACTCTATTGATTCTTATGATTACTCTTATTCGCCCAATTCTTTTCTCATTTCTTAAGTCTGACAAAGTTAAAAGTTTGATTGTTGAAATGCTGGAAAAACTCGTCGAGTCAACCGATAACGATATCGATGACAAAGCTGTGGAGTTCATTCGCAACGGGTTGTTCCCGGCCAAGTAATGGATTGGGGAGAACCGCCAGTACTACCCTCTGTAGTCCTCCCTGAGCCACCTAATTTACCTAAACCAATACTTGACATTCCAAGGGCAGACTTACCGTCTTACAAGCCCTTGGTGGTGCCTCCTAGTGATCTCAGACCTCCACCAGGAATTAAGTCTGATCCAAAGGATGAGCCACCTAAATCAAAAGTACCTGTAGTACCACCACCAGCATTTCCCACAGTTCAAGTTCCGGGAACTGATATTGAGGTGCCAGTACCGAGCGGTGAAATTCTTGTCACTGCCGCTACAACAGCATTCGTATCAGTAGCTGCCACCTTATCCGCTACAGCTCTTTTTAAATACCTAGTCACCTTATTGAAGCCTGTATTTAAACAAGCATGGAGCAAGATAACAACAAAAAAGGTGAGTTCATAAAATTCGTCGTACTTGTATGGTCAGCTGGTCTTTTGACAGCTAGCTATGCAGGTTGGATGGAAAAGATGGACCCTACCTATGTCGCTTCAATTCTTAGCGGCACATTGGCAACCTTTTCGATAACTAGAGAAAAGAACAAATGAAAAGACTACTTGTCTTGTTACTGATTGCTTGCCCAGTTTCAGCGCAATCCGTTACACCTAATTTTACTCAAGGTAGTATGCAATCAACTACTACTACCACCACTGATATTGACCGAACCATTGAAACTGAAGTGTTCGGTGGAGCATATAAATCATGGTCTGGAACCAACATTACACCCAGTGGTTCAATCGAAAACAGTTCAACAACGTTTTCACTAACGACCGCAGGAGACGCCTTTCAACTGGAAATCGTGGAGAGGGCAGCAGGTGTAATAGAGACAATCGACATCACCGAAACAATCGAACAAACCTCTACTACTACCTCCTTATCGGTCTTCTCTCAGTAAGTCCTGCTTACGCTGAAGACCCAAAGGTATCTAATACGTCATCTCCAGTTGCAGCCGCAACGGGAAACGTGACTAATCAGGCTGTGCAGTTCCAAAACAATGGAGCACCTAGCCGACAATATTTTGTTAACGGCAACAGCTGTAACGGGACAACAATGACATTTCAACCTTTTTACATGGGTGGTGATGTACATACTGAGTCCTATCAGCGTACAAGTAACTTCGGCGTTCAGGTTGGATTGTCAGTACCTCTTGATGGGGGCATGGTTGAAACCTGTAAGCAAATAGCTAGACGCCATGAACAGAAGATGCGTTTGGACTACGAACTAGTCCGTGCACTTAAATGTACAGAGATTATGAAAGCAGGGTTTACCTTTCGACCAGGAAGTCGAGTAGAAGTCCTGTGTAACGACATCGTACCGATCGTATCACTTACAAATAACAAATCCGACAAATAATGCTTGAAGCAACAGTGACGCTTGTCATCGCTGGAATTGCTGGCGGTGCAGCTTTGAATAACAGACTACATCAAAGAGTTAATAACGTGCACGACCGTATTAGTGGTCTTGATCGACGTATTGACGCCATCGAACTAGGGGTTGCTACTGACTACGTGTCTAAGGCAGACCTTTCGGTCATGACTAAGCGGATGGAAGATCACATGATCCGCATTGAAAACAAATTAGATCAAATTGTATTGAGGAACAGTTAATGGCAAGTCGCTTACACGGAGAAAAAGAGCAGAGGGAATATCTTAATAATAGATATATTCCAGGCAGCAAAGGTGGAAATCCTTATCGGCCAAATCTTCCTAAAGCTCATAAAAAACTAAAAAGCGAACAAAAAGGATACAACGTATGACATACAAACTCGTAGACAACATCCGAGGCAAAGTGCTTCAAGAGTTTGCAACAAAAGCGGAAGCAGAAAAAGCTTTCAACCACCAGTCTAGTGAAGCTGACGTATCCATTGTGGAGCCAGTTAAAAAGACCACAACTAAAAAGAAGGTGGCTGATGTCAAAAAAGAAAGCGACTGAAGATCAGTTCAACGAACTACATAACTTAGTCACAAAAGAGTTTCTTGCACGAATTAAATCTGGGGAAGCTACTACACAAGATCTAAAGGCTGCCTGTGATTGGCTCAAAACCAATGACATCAGTGGTGTTGCTTATGACGGCAACCCATTGTCCAAGCTAGCCAGCGTTATGCCTGAGATCGATCCTGAACTTGTACAAACCAGACTCTATGGCAAGCGGTAAAACATCTCAGTATTACAAGAAAAACCCTGCTGCACGTAAGCGACGACTTAAGCAACAGGCTAAATACAACAAGACAAAAAAGGGACTAAAGATACGTACAGCTGCTAACAAATGCAATCGCAAGATGGGTACTTACGGTAATAGAGACGGTAAAGACGCAAGTCATACCGGACCTAATACTTGTAAGAAAGAATCTATGAAGATTAACCGGACCCGTCCGCGCAAAGGCAAAAAGTACGCATCTAAATGACCCCCTTACTTCCAACTCCTGATCATTACCTTAACAACCTAATAACCATGACATCCTCTGAAGCAAAGCGTCTTTGGAGGCGCAGCATCAAAGAACATTTTGGCTGTACATGTGTTTATTGCGGAGCAACCTA